ATCCTGGTCGCGGCGACTGCGGCCTCGATTACCGGCGTCGATGCCGGCAACCTCGGTTCCGAAGCTTTCGGGACGAGCACCACTAACTACACGACTGACACTGCGATGGGCTACATCATCCAGGACAGTTTCGGCGCCTCTGCCGCGACTGGTCTGACGGTGGCGAAGCTGATCGAGCTGAAGCGCGCGTATCGCAAGTTCCACGTTGACCTCGATGAAGAGGGCGCCGTGCTGATCATCGGTTCGCAGCAAGAAGCCAACCTGCTCTCGCAGCAGCAGATCGTCAGCCGCGACTACAATGATGCGCCGGTCCTCAAGGACGGCAGCCTCAAGCGGTTCCTCGGCTTCGACATCGTGGTTATGGAACGAGTTCCTCAGAGCACTGTCGGTACGACCCGCGGTTGCGTCTCCTTCGTCAAGTCCGGTGTCTATCTCGGCATCTGGCGCGACCTGATGAACAACGTCTCCCAGCGCCTCGATCTGTCGAGCGAGCCCTGGCAGCTCTACACCCAGGCGATGTACGGTGCGACCCGTACCCAGCTCGGCAAGGTGTTCCAAGTCAACTGCGCCGACACGACTGGCGCCGACATCAATCCTTGATGTTGAAATCTTACCGGCCCAGGGAACTTTCCTGGGCCGGGCTACTTCCCCCTTCGTAGGGGAAGCCCTACCGGTCCTGGGAACCCCCAAGGCCGTCGATGGCGAAAGCCAGAACGAACTTGAAAGGTTACTCAAATGGCTACCACGAAAAGTGTCAACATCACCATTCTGGATGCCGTACCGGCAACCGGTTATGTTGGTACCCCCACTCTCGCTGCGGGCGAAGGCGCCCCGGCTCGCCTCAAGATGATCGAAGATGCCTGCCCGGTTGGGCTGGCTGCCACGACCACCGCTTCGGTTTTCAAAATCTTGCGCTTCCCGACTACGGCGAAGATCAAGAAGTTGGAGGTCTGGTCCGATCTGGCCCTGGACATCACTGGCACGACTTCCGTGTTGGTCATGTCGTTTGGTGTCATGTTCTCGGACAGCACCACTGATGGAACTCCCGCTGGCGTGCGCGGCCTCGTCCCGAACGTTTCGGGCCTCGGCACCACCGTTGCGGCTCCGTCCACCACGGGCACGAACGATCTGTTCGGTTCTGTTGCGGCTCGCGCCACTGCCCTTGACCCGATGCTGGTCACGGACATCACATTCACTTCAAGCGGTGGCACGACCACCACCACTGGCCCGACCACTGGTTATGCTGGCCTCACCAACTACGGCACCCCGACTGTTTCGGGCGCCCCGAGCCAACTGACCTTCACGCAAACCCCACTGCTCAACCTCCTGGGCTTCTCGTCCAGCACAGGCGTTCCGTGGGCTGCGGCTGGTTTCTTCGACCTCTATGCGCGTATCACGACTGTGGCCACGACTGGCCAACTCGGATCGAGCATCCTCGGTCGCCTAACCTACGCTGAGTAAGCGATCTTGCTCCCCCGAGGCTCAAAGCCTCGGGGACCAATTCAAGGAGTGAACTATGGCTTCAGCATATTACGGCGCCAATCGCGGAACCTCGCTCGGTCTGATCCCCAAGGACTTGACGACCAGCGCTAGTTCTTCGGGTTCCACCGACATCGAAATCCGTATCGACCTCACGAAGAATTGGACCCGGCGCGAAATCGCGGAGTTCCTTCACATCGCGGCGGACAAGTTCGCGTGCCCGGAACTTGGTGGTGATCTCCCCGAGATATACGGCGCTGACCTCTAAGGAGCTCGATCATGGGCGTTTGGAATAGCAACGACAGCTTCAAGCTGTCCAACAAAGCTGCAGCCACCTATCCGTTCACGCTGCGCGGCGGCTACTATTGGATCGAGTTCAATGGCACCGGCAGCGGCACCGTTGATGTGAAACGGCTCGGGCCGGATGGCTCGACGTACACCGCCCGCATCACTCAGATCACCGCCACGGTCGGTCAGCAGTCCATTGCCTTGGCACCCGGCTCCTACGAAGTGGTCATCGCCACGTTCACCGCCAACTACTTCGAATGCACGCGGATACCGATGGCTGTCGAATAAAGGACAGCTTTCATGACTGCCACCATTTGGAATGCCTCCGACAAATCAGCCGGGATGACCCTTAGCAACGGCAGCTTGGAAGCTGCTGGCGGCGGGTCAGGCGAGGTGGGTGTTCGCAGTACCAACAGTTACACATCCGGCAAGTGCTATTTTGAGTATCCTGTCATCACTGCTTTGGTCGGCGGTGGCTCGGCAGTTGGCATCGCCAATTCTTTGGCGGTCTTGACTACGATGGGCAGTGCAGCGGCGAACGCTGCACTTTGTTTCAACGGGGTAATTTATGTCAGTGGTTCTAATACTGGCATAAATATCGGAACCATTCAAGGCGCCAGTATGCAGGTCGCTGTCGATCTGGGGGCTGAACTTATCTGGATGCGAAACGCTGGTGGCACTTGGAATAACTCAGGCACTGCCAATCCAGCGACGGGAGTGGGTGGCATTGACATAAGCGGCTGCTTCACGGCAAATACCACTGCGGCCTATGCAGCCTTTGTCGCCAATGGTGCCTCTGACATCACTGTGAACTTTGGAGCAACTGCCTTCGCCTACACGATCCCAGCCGGGTTCTCCCGGTGGGATGCACTGGGCGGTGGTAGCTCGGCAAATTGGTGGTACTGGCTATGATCCTTGTTCCTGGCTTCGCAATCCCCGAAGACATCGTGAACCGTGGCCTCCAGCATGTGGGCGCCGAACGGATCAGTACGCTTGCGGACAACTCCAAGAGTGCGCTTGAATGCGCGTTCGTCTATCACCGTTTGCGGCAGGCTGAACTACGGCGCAATAACTGGGACTTCGCTATCAAGCGCCGGATGCTCTACGCGATTACCCTCACCACGATGGCCTGGACGCCACCGACTTATAATCCCGCCACGACCTACCCTGTTGGAGCAGTGACAGCCTATGACGACACTTACGGTCCCCGACTATACCTGTCTAACAACGCAGGGAATGTCGGAAATACTCCCGGCACAGACGACGGTTGGGAAGATTATTTCGGGCAAGTCACGCCAGACATCTGGGCATTAGGTCAGAGTTACTGGGCAGGCGATGTCGTTATCGCCCCAGCCACTGTCAATGCCGGGTCTCTGGTCGTTGGAGTTGGATACACCATCGCCACGCTTGGCACTAGCGATTTCACGCTTGTCGGAGCTGCTTTCAACACCGTTGGAACCCAATTCATCGCAACCGGTGTAGGCGCTGGCACCGGCACAGTCACTGGCGCAGGCACTGTGCCGTACATCTCTCTGCTCAACAGCAATCAAAACGCTCTTACTGTCCCAGGTGCCTGGGTAGCCGTCAACGGAACCCTGGCTCCGCTGGAACTGATCTATCCTGTTGGTGCCGGCCCGACCATTCAATCCGGCACCGACAACGTGTTCCCGCTGCCATACGGCTTCCTCCGCAAGGTCAACCAGGCGCCGCATGTTGGCCAGACCAGCATCTGGGGTGCGCCCTCTGCGACCATGATCACCGATTGGCTGATCGAGGGACGCTATATGATCGCGCCCGACACCGGCCCTATTACCTTCCGCTTCGTGGCAGACGTGACCTGGGTTCCGATGATGGATCAGATGTTCTGCGAAGGCTTCGCGGCACGCATCGCTTTAGAAGTCTGCGAGAGCCTGACGCAATCCACCGAGAAGCTGAACAAGTGCGCTGGTCTCTATCGTGGCGCGATCGTTGAAGCCCGCCTGGTGAACGGCATCGAGGCTGGCCCCGAACAATCTCCCGAGGACGACTTTATAACGTGCAGGCTTTAAGTCATGGCACGAAGTTCATATCTCCAAACCAGTTTCTTAGCCGGCGAATGGAGCCCGTTCTTTCAGGGCCGCGCCGACAAGAAGGAATACAAATCGGCAATGAATGTTTGTCGCAACAGTTTCCCCCTGGAGGAGGGAACGTGGGTGCGGCGCCCTGGCTTCCGCCTGATCGCGCCGTGCCAGTTTGGCGGCGCCATCTTCTCTCAATCGAGGGTATATCCGGTAGAGTTCACCGAGGATCAGCCCATTGACTTGGTTCTCCAGGATGGGCGGATAGGCTTCCTTTACGGCAATGCTCCGCTGCTCACAACGGGTATCCCGACGCTCGATGGTATCTCGACCTCCAATCCGGCCCTGCTTACTCTGGCCACCAACGCCTACAACTGGCAGGCTGGGGACGAGGTTATGTTCCTGTTCGACCAGACTGTTCCCGGCATTGAAGGGCTTCCGTTGCGCGGCGGCCGACTGTTCTTGCTTGGAAGTTCTGCTGCTGGCACCGTGTCAAACTTCGTGACCTATGCCAGCGATGTCAGTCAGATTGAACAGCTATTTGTCGCTTACTTGGGACGTTCAGCAGCCCCAGTCGGCATGACGTATTGGCTCAATGCTTTTCTCGGTGGCATGCCGATGAACGCGATTGCCGCTTCATTTTGCGTGCAACCGGAGACCCTTGGGCTTTTCCCCTATCTGACCAATCCGGCCACGGTCACAACTTTGCAGTGGGGTGCCTTCCTCAACTCCGTGTTTGAGAACCTATTCAACCACGCAGAAAATGTTGGGGTCGATCCCACCGGCTTTGCTTATTGGATGGCTCAACTCGCTGCGGTTACCAATGTCAACCAGCTCGGACTTGTGGTGCGAAACATCATCTCCGGGGCCGCTGGCACTGATCTCACCACCATGACAAATAGGACAACGGTTGCCAGCTTCTTCACGCAGCAATTCGCCGCCTATGATGTGCCGTACATTTCGGCAGCAATCACTCTTTCGCACGCGGTCATCACCGCGACAACTTCCACTTCAGGAACCGTGACAACCGAGGAAGCAGCGATCACGGCTTACATCACTGCCGTGGGCGGGGTTCTAGTTGCGGGGTCGGGCTACTCGTTTACTTTATACGACGCGTTCACGGGGGCTCCGCTGGATGGATCATCCCTTGGTCTCAATGGCGTGGCTGGCATCACTGTCGGCCGCCTGGCTATTGTGAACTCTCCCAATACAGGCGGCACCTTGGCGCAGACCCGCATTGTGCAGAACCAGGACTTCGCGCTTATCCTTAATGGTGCAGACCCCCCCCAGGTTTTGACCATAGCGAATTTTGCCCCAGTGGACACCTCTTATAGCTGGCTCGGTCCTGACTTTCCGGTGGCCACGGCCGATGTCGAGCTGGTGCCACTCACCATGCTCGATGGTCCCTACCTCGATCCAGTCGTGGACAGTTCCAACACACCTAGCGTTGTGAATTGGACAGGCGGCACGATCTCTGGCCCATCTATTGTTCCGGGTGACGGTACCTATGCTGGCGGCGCAACACCGGGCACTATCGTGGCCGTCAAGCAGCCTTTGTTGGCAGATGTCACTTCTACCCAGTACACTTTCTGGACCTTCACGGGCCATAACACACAGGCCAATGGAGATCAGGTGCTCGCCACTGCGCCGGCCGGACCAATTTGCGACCAAGCTGGTTGGGCGCCGGCTGATCCTACGGGCAGCAACTCTCAGGCGACGGGCACCTTCACCATTACGGCGGGGTTCCAAGCTTGGGTGAATAAGCAAGCGTATATGCCAGGCAACTGCGTCTCTATCAGCACGCAAGCCTATCGCTGCCTTTGGCCCTGCGCTTCTGTCCAACCTGGCGTAACGACTGGTTGGGCACAGTATTGGGTGGCAATTGACAGCGGCTATGCGGTCACGGGGCCTGCGGCTGCGCTTGTCGGGTTCCAGCCTACAGACATCGGCCGCATGGTGCGCCTGTTGTCCGCGCCAGCCGATTACGATCCAACGGTTGTGTATGGCGATGGCGCGCTCGTCATGTTCGACAACCAAGCCTACGTTCACACAGGCGAAGGCATCGCTTCGTACGACAGCACGGGTGCTCAACTGTTGCTGGGCACAACGATGAACCATGCAGGCACCGCGGGCGTATCCCCCGCCACGTTTGCTGCTCCTCAATTTGGTACACTGTGCTTTGACCAATTGGACGATGCTCAAACCGGCACCCCGGCCAATCCGCCCGTCAGCTCAACCCTCAAGCCTGGCTGGGCGCCAGCGGCGAATGCGTTCAATTGGATTTGGGGCCGGATCGTTTCCGTCACCAGTTCTTCCGTTGCTGTGATCACACTTGATCCCGCCAGCGCGCCCATGCTGGCACCGCTTAACAATTTCCAGATCAACACCTGGCGCCTGGGAGCATTTGCCGAGGGCTCCTGGCCGGCGTGTGGCACCTTCTATGAAGCCCGCTTCTGGTTGGGTGGAGCTATCAAAAACCGTTTCGACACTTCACAATCCGATGGCTGGGTGCCTGGCAACACCGTTCTGAATATGTCGCCCACGGTGGTGACGGGCGATCTGGACACCGGCTATAGCAACGATGGCACCGTGACGGATGCGTGCGGCATCTCCTATACGCTGCAGAGCAAGGACGCGAATGACATTCGATGGTTTAATCCTGACAAGGATGGTCTCCTCGCCGGCACTATCAGTGGCGAATGGATGATCGCGGCCAGCGCATTGAGCGAACCTTTGACGCCCACCAGCATCCAGGCGAAGCAAGTGACCCACTACGGCTGCGCGGATATTGAACCCCGCAAAACTGGTATGGGCCTCGTGTTTATTCAAAAGTTCATGCACCGGGTCATGGAGTTCTTGCCCCAGGTGTTCGTCGGTGGCTTCATCGCGCCGCATTTGAACGAAGCAGCCAAGCATCTTTCTACCAACACGTTGGTCGAGATGGCCTACCAGGAAGAGTTGGCACCGTTGCTGTGGTTCCGCACTGGGGTAGGCAATCTCGTAGGGGCTCTCTATCGGCGCACCAGTGCCTTCCTCACGGACGGCACGACCATCATCGGATGGCACCGGCATGATCTCGCCCCCTGGATCACGGGCGGCATGACCGTCGCCAGCCTGGGCGTGAACGCCTCCCCGAACGGCAACCTCGATGCGTTAGTTATAACAGTGGCGGATAACAAGAATGATATGTGGGTCGAGAAGGCTACGCAGGTATTCGATGAAGATGATGTGCTCGCGGACGCCTTCTTCTTGGATCATGCCAAGGTGCCGGACACGCTCCTGGAAACCTCCGTGAATGGTGTGCTGGGCGTCCGCCTTACGGGGCTCTGGTATCAGGCCGGGACGGCCACGGTCACAATCGCCGGCCTCGATCTGGGTGACTTCGATCTCGATACACAGACCCCCCACAGCTCTGTCTTTGTGCCCTATGGCACCGGGATTGCCCCGAAGTACATCGACTACACGCAGCCGGGTGCAGGCGCCTATCTGTTCACGCCGGCTTTCCTGGCTGCAAATACAACGCAGACTATTGCGCGCAACGGCAGCGCGGTCGTGTTCGCTGGCTCAGGTGCAACTGCAACCACCACCACTTCGGTGACCACGACCTTCTCCGTCCAGTCTTTCGTGCCTGTGGCTTCGATCGACAGCAACGTGGATACGCAGAACACCAATGCGTTGATTGATTGGACGAACAACATTCTGGCCATCCCAGCGCATGATAGTAGCGGTATCCGGGAGTTCGGAGCGCTGACCGGCGTTGAGAACTATGCTCTGTTGATGGACACCATTGATAGTGGCAGCGGCACGACTTGGAAGAACGACATCGGCGCAATCCAGAATGGTGATGTCTATGTGCAGACCAAGGGCGGCGATTACGGTGACCTTGCGAAGATCGACAACACGTTGACCCTGACCTATGATCAAGTAGGCAATGCCAATGAGACATCTGGGCCGTATGCTATCCCGTACGCAGCAAGCATGGCTATCTCAAGCGGTGGCGACTTCCTCTGCACCTCCAGTTCAACGCACGGCATTGGATTGAGCCAGACTTCGGATGGCAGTCCTATCGGGACCGCAAGTTGGGTCACGGCAACAGATTTCAGCAACGTGGCGCCTGACACCAACGACAATTTTTATCTGTTGAACAGTAGTGGCAACATCTATCAGCTTCTGACACCGCAGCCTTTGAAGAAGCAGGGCATGATGCTTAATCTGCTCGGGCTGCTCCCGAGTGAAACCATTGATCCCACTTGGAACAATGGGCAAGGCACTTTTTCCGGCCTGGCGGTGGACGCGGCGGACGGCGGCCTTATCTTCTTTGCCAAGGGAAATTTCTCTGGGCTTTCCGCGTGGGCTTCTGGCACCACTTATGCCGAAGGCGCTATGATCTATGATGGCGCTGATTTCACAGATGACATCTATACCAGCAAGGTGGCCGGCAATGTCGGCAACCAGCCCGACCTCAGCCCAACCTATTGGAACCGTACCACGCTCCAATACCTGGTGAAGGTGAATATCACGGAGTTGACCGGCCTTACAACCTCCCTTACAACCTCGGTCATCTCCGCTCAGATTGAACAACTCTTTGTCGCTTACTTTGGACGTGCAGCAGCCCCAGACGGCATGACTTATTGGGTAGCCGCTGCTCAGGGCGGCATGCCAATGGTGTCCATCGCCGCTTCCTTTGGGGTGCAGCCCGAGAGCCTTGCCCTCTATCCATTCCTGGTTAACCCCGGCGCCGCGACTACGCTCGAACAAGAAGCTTTCCTAAATGCCCTCTATGGCAACTCGTTTAATCGCCTGCCCACTACGGCTGGGGTAGCCTACTGGCTGCCGCAGCTCGTTGCGGCTGGCAGCGATATTAACGCCATTGGCGCCTTCGTTATGAACATCATTTCGGGGGCCACAGGAGCAGATGTGACTACGCTGGCCAATCGGGTCACAGTCGCAAGCTACTTCACCAACGGATTAACCCAATATGGCTTGCCCTACAATGCAGCGGCCGCTGTTGTGTCATCCGCGGTGATTGCCGCCACTACTTCTGATCCCGCAACGGTGACGACCGAAGAGGCTGCTGTTCTCACCTACCTAAATGGGGTTGGCGCAACCGATGCGTTCGTGACCTCTTCGACTGCGGCCATCGTGCCATCAAACTTCACATTGGCTTGGGCAGTCCCGACGACTTTCATGCCCAATGGCACGAATGATCTGCTGTCGCAAAGCACAATCAATGGGTCATTCACTTTCGTGAGCCCGTGGATTTATTCCGCCTCCCTGCCCAATGCTACCGTAGTTGCAACCACGGTCAACACCGTCACGGGAGCCGTCACCACTACGCTCTGCCCTGGCCTTGATATGGAAAGTGCGGGTCAGGCCTACGACAGCGTTTCCAACAGCATCGTGTTCAACGGCAAATATGTGAGCACGACTTCAGGGGCGCCAGCTCCTCTCAATGCAACAGTCACTTGCGATGCCACTTGGCTGCGCCTGTTCCTCGGTGGCACCTCTACCCTGCCTCCCAGCACGGTTCTGACCGGCCTCTACACTTTCGCTGGCTACATCCAAGCCGTGGTGGGTTACGGCTACACCTCGCAGGGCCAGATACTGCGCCCGATCAGCCCCGACGACACTGGGGCCAAGGCAGGCCCGGGGTTTGAAAAGACCCGGCGTAGTCATGTTGTCGGGATGCTTTTGCATAACACAATAGGATTGCAGTTCGGCACCTCGTTCACGGGGAGCCAGCTTCAGCCGGCCGTGCTCAAAGGCGGCCAGGACGGCAATACGGGCACCCAATTGGCCCCCAACGAGATGTTCTCCGGTCATTATCGACGCCCATTGATTGATGACTATTCTTATGATAGTATGCTGGCCTGGCAGATCACGCGCCCCTACCCAGCCTCCGTGGTGAACATCGGCGCCTTCATCGAAACACAGGACATCTAATATGGCTGGCGGGATTGGCGGTCTTATCGGCGGGATCGGCGGCGCCGTCTCGGATATGTACACTTCGGAAGCTGACAGCATCGAAGCTGCCGGCGACTGGACGGCCGCGCAATCCGATACGGCTGCAGCCAACATTGAGAACCAGAACATCAATCTGGAGAAGCTGTCCACGCAATTCCAAGACGTGCAGACGCAGCGTAAGATTTCGCAGACCGAAGGGGCAGCCACCGCGATCGAAGGCTCCGGTAATGTCGGTGGTGGCTCGGCTGGCGACATCATGCGCGAGAGTGTCCAGCAAGGCGCCCTGGCCAAGACGATCATCAATACGCAGGGTGCCATGCAAGAGAATGCCTTCCAAGCGCAGGAGGACGCCTATACGGGTGAAGCCACCGCGCTGAAGGCCAAGAGCAACGCTGAAGACAAAATGGCGCAAGGCGCACAGGTCGCCGGGATGTTCTCGATCCTGGGCGGCGTAGCAGGGATGATGGGCGGGATGGGCGGCTAATGCCAAAAATTCCAATTTTTGATGCAGGCTCCGGTAAACTGACGCCGCCCGAACAGGGCGCGCAGGCGTTGTCGCGCGCCGGCATGATGGAGGCTCGCTACGCTTCCGAGACTGCCAGCGGCATCAAGCAGGAAGGTGCCGAGATTGGCCGAGGCATCGCCTCGATCGGAGTTGGGATCAACGACTACACCGAGCACGCCCAGGCGCACACCGATGCTCTGGCCGAGACGGATGCGGACGCTCAGATACTTTCGAACAAACTGAATGCCCAAGGAGCAATCACAGACGCCGCGACGGCCCACGACCCGGATGGCAATCCCATTCCTGAGGCCGAGAACCCCGGCTTCGGTGGTGATAAAGGCTTTCCGCCGGGCTCCCAGGTTCCTACACCGGAAGCTGTTGGAGCTAAAGCCAGTCAGACAATCAATCAGCATCAAGCCGCGGGACAAAGTATCCTGGATCGGCTCGATGGCCAAGGTGTCAGCGACGCGGCGCAACAGCGCATCAATCGCAAAATCCAAGCGGCGAATGGTGAACTCCAGCTCAAGGCAGCAGATCAGCACAGTAAAGCAGTAGCTGCCCATGTCATCAACCAGACAGATGAAAGCACCCGTGCGCTGTTGGGTGATACCAATCAACATCCCGAGAATTTGGATGCCAATCTGGATCAAGGGCACGAGTTTTTTAAGACGTTGCGCGGTCACGCAAGCGGCGAATATGTTGGCCCGATGGACGAAAAAGCCACGGAGATGGAAAGCGCCTTCCGAGAAGCAACCGTCACGGCTGCCGTGGAAGCGACTGCACGCGATGGTCAGCCCGGTGCCATTGATCGCGCCACGAAACTCATGGATCAATATCCGAAGGATGTGAAGAACCGGGATGCAATGGTGACCCACATCACCGAGCTGGCCAAGCAAGCCACTACCAGCCAGAACGCTCAAGAAGAGATGACCAATCGGCACGAGAAAGAAACGATTGCCACCCAGACTGGTCAAGCGTGGAGCAACTATAAGCCCGGCATGGCCTTCCCTGCCGAGATTGAACATTCGATTGAAGGGATGAAGCATCCTCAGACGGTCGCGCAGATGAAGGCAGTCTGGGCCGCCAACGAACAAACCCGGCTGCATGGCAATCAAGTTGATCCCAATGTCGCTGAGACAAACATGAGCCCAATTCGACAAGAGCTGTTGGGCAACGGCGATCCTGATGTGGCTGTGGAGCATCTACGGCAGGCCTACGGCAACAAGCAAATCAACAAGGCTGATTATGAGGAAGGGATGCTGCTTCATAATGATCCTGCGACCAAAGGAACGGCCAAAGCCGGCGATGACTGGCTGAAAACTGGTGGCGAAAGCCAGATTGACCGGGCGTACACTGTCTCTGATCCCCAGTCAAAATCCAACCTTGGTCAACAGTCGGTCCAGAAATGGCGACAGGATTATGCTGCACGCGCAGCGGCCGACCCGGCTCACGCACGAGACTTGCTGGACCCATCCAAGCCGGGCAACATGGTATCGCCGGAAGGCTTGGCCAAATATCGCACGACAGCCGCGCAGAGCCAGGCTTACGATAAGCAGCAGACAGACCTCGACAAGGCTGCTGACAAGGCCCGTGCGGCTGCGCCCATAGCGCCCGCCTTGGGGGTGCCCGCGAAGGCTGTAGCACCCGCTGCGCCAGCCAAGGATAGTCTCGGGCGCATTGGGGGGCCAACTGCGGCGCCCATCCAGTTTAGCCATGGCGATCTGTTGGCGAAGGGCATCACTACGCCAGAAGCGGCCCTCGCCTACGCGGTCAAGACTTATCAGCCTGGCACCAGGATCACTGACACGACGACTGGAAAACAATATATCGTTCCAGGTACTGCAGCTCCAGCGGCTGCGGCACCGGCTGCGCCTGTCCAGAAGATGAACTATGAACCCCCGACTACCAATGCGGCACCCGCGCATGCCGCTTCCGTTCGAAACAATAATCCTGGGGCTCAGTGGCCGAACGCTCTGGCCAAAGAGTACGGCGCCACCGGGCATCAGAACCTGGCCGATGGCAACAAGATTGCAACCTTCCCAACTCCGATGCACGGCGCCGCCGCTAACATGGCGTTGTTCGACACCAAATACGTTGGGCACACGATAGAGCAAATCCAAAAGACCTGGAGTGGTCAGCATCGTGCAAGCCTGCCAGGCTATGCCCCTGGAACGCGCGTCACGGAAGAGATGGCGCATGATCCCAAATTCATGATCCCCTTCATGAAGGCAATGGCAGAAGCAGAGGCTCCGCGTGGGTCCTCGGTTATGTCGGATGCTCAGTGGAAACAGGCATTTGACTTTTATCAGAGCAAGTCGTCCAGCAATACGGGGACGTAATGGCAGCCATTAAAGACATCAATCCGGCAGCCGGTCCTGATCCCGAAACGCAATTGAAAGCTGGGATGGCTGATAATGCCAACCCTGGCCTAGAGGGTGGCATCCCGGAAGGGACGCAACCGCCTGAAGGCCAGGTTCAGCCAGACATCAGCCCGAAGCAGGCTGCAGATAAGCCGGCCGAAGACCTGTTCTCTAAGTTCCAGGCTGCGCCAGCCGCGCCTCCCGAAGACCTGTTCTCTAAGTTCCAGGCTGCCCCTGGCCCGTCAATCGACCCAAGCCCGCAAGCGTTTGAAGACCGGGTTAACCAAGGGAAGGCCGTAGTTTCGGGCTGGGAAAAAGAACTCAAGGAATGGTCTGGCAAACAGCTTTTCAGCGGTGACACCTATCACGCGATGGCTGGCGGCCTGGGCGTCCTTGGCGCCACGGGCCTGGGCGTTGTCAATTCGATCTTGAGTGGTGCCACACTGCCCCATGATGTCGATGCCGGCCGCGTCACTTCAATGGATGAACTGATCAGCCGCTCCCGCGACCTGGCGATGCTCGGTGGCGTGACGGCCGATATACGGTTCGGTGGCGTGAAACCACTGGTCGACGCCGGCAATGGTCAGACTGCCAGGCTTGGGGATGATCCTGCTACAGGAGCGGTGAAGGGTGATCTGGTGGGCGAATATCCGCCGAAGCCCGCAGACTTCACCAACGCTGCTGCCTCCGTGGCCAAGACGCTGCCCGAGAAGATCACCAGCGCTGCGATGCGCGATGGCGAGCATGTCGCAATGGGCACCAACCATGCCGAGGCCGCGCAGGCCCTGGAAGATGCCGGGCACAATGGCTTTGGCGGCGAGCGTGGTTATACCACCACGCAGCGGGCCTTCGTGCCAGAAGAAGAAGCACAAGGAATTGCCAAAGCCCAAAGCCAGACGACAGCGGAGGCTCCGAAATCAGAAGATATTACAATGCACAAGCCCGAGACGGTGCAGGGCAACATCGAACAGAACCTCCGTGACAAGTGGCAGACCGAAGGCCTGCATCCCGCCGAAGTAGCACTCGATGCCAAACACGATACTTTCCTGGCCCACGATCTGGGCGCCGCAGCCGGCAGTGCGCCGACGATGCCGCCGCTGGTCTCCCCAATGGTGCAGCCGCTATCCCCCGTTGGCAAGCTGCTGCAAGTCGGCCGTGTCGGATTGGATACCCTGCTTGACATCGGCCACGACATTCAGAAAGCACTTGATCCCATGTCCGTGGGTTCACGGCCGGCGCAGGCGATCGCTACCGATGTGGCCAACACTGAGCGCCGCATTGCCTGGGATCATGCGCGTACCGACAAGTACATCTCTGACAACTTCCCGCCCGAGAGCCGCGAGAGGATGTGGAATGCTATAGACGAACAGAGTGTAGCCATGCAGCGCGGTGAGAGCACTGAGCATCAAGGCCTGGCCACGCTGGAGCCCCATGAACAAGAACTCGTCGCTGCATTGCAGGAACACTCCAAGCGGACTTGGGACATCGCCCGCGACATTGGCATGGTCAAGGGCGAAGGGCTACCCTCCTATGGCCCCCGCATCATGATCAATATGCTGGCCGATGTCGAAAGCAAAGTCCCGACAGCATTGGGGCGCAAGATTTCCACGCGCACCCAGAACATGATCACGCGCAAATATCTGACCGCCGAGGAAACCGAAGCTGCCGGCAAGAATATTACCGAAGGTGGGCAACTGATCCGCGATGTTCGCACCCTGCCATTGGTGACGGCCAGGATGGAACGCGCCATCATGTGGCATAAGGCGATCACGAAGATCGAGGACATCGGCGCCACCACCGGTAACAACACCGTATGGTCTGGCCCCCTGGCTGAAGGCATGGACCGCAAAGATTGGTTCACTCGACCGGAGCCAGCGTTCCAAACCTGGCAGCCTATGTTAGATCGTGGGCCAGATGGCACCCCGCGCCTTGAAGGCAACATGATGAAGATTGCCAAGAACGAAGATGGCGAAGAACTCTATGAACGGGTGCCACGCTACATCCACAAGGATTTCGAAGGCCCGCTTGATGCCATCATCCAGAAGCCGTACGGCACCGCGATGTCTGGCCTGATGAACCTCAAAGGCAAGACCATGAGCCTGGTCATGTACAGCCCTGTCATCCATAACCTGGTGGAGTTCAGCCGCGCGTTGCCGGCCGTCAATGGCAACCCAATCAAGCTGGTGCGGCTGTACTTTGATGGCAATGCGTTGAAGAACAATGCCGGCGCAATGCGCGAAGCAATCGATGGCGGCCTGGTGCCGATCGGCAAACGCTTTTTCAACCAGGACATGTTCGCCACGATCGAGAGCCCAACTCTCACTCCCGGCCGCTCCTGGACTTCCCAGATCGCGGGGTTCTTCGGGGATATGTATAGCGAGGGAGCCGGCACCACCGCTCGCAGTGGAATAGATCGCGCGGGCGACTTCTGGCACAACACACTTTTGTGGGATCGCGTGGCCGATCTTCAGGCCGGTCTCTACAAGAACTTCCTGGACGAGTTCGGTGCCATCCCTGGCATTGATCGGTCCTCGGCAGTCCGGGCCTCGGCCCACTTCGCCAACCGCTTCGCTGGCTCCTTGCCGGTCGAAGCCATGAGCCGCGGCGCACGAACAGTTGCCAACATTGGCCTCTTCTCTCGTACCTTCACCGCGGGCAACTACGCCCTGTTCAAGGATGCTATACTAGGGTTGCCAGGAAATGTGGCTGCCCAGGTGGAGCGCGCCGTTCCCGCGGATGTGTTCCGCACCCTCAACACGCAAGCCAAGCGCGTGGCCTTCCACGCCGTCGCCACGGACGTGGCACTGAAGTATGCCACGGGCTCAATCTTGGCCAGTGGGTTGGCGGTGATGGCCTCCGATCAGGATTGGGGCGGTGCCCTATCCGAAGTCTATCATGGCTACGTCAAACGCTTCCAAACGGCCTTTGAGAAAGGTGTTGAGCATCCTCTCAGCATCCTGGCTCACCCGTTCGACACGGTGAACTCTCTCACACCAATGTCCGAGAATGAACCGGGCAAGGAAGATCGGATCAAATTGCCTTGGCGTATGCCAGACGGCGCCGCGATGTATGCCACCAACCCGGCCGGCAAGATCGCTGATCAATATCTTGGCTCGATCTTTCATCCAATCGACACCTTACACAATAAGTTGAGCACCTTCGTGCGGCCGGTGTGGGATGTATTGGCGAACGACAAGGGCTTCGGCCGTAAGATATTCGATCCGGAGTACACCGACAACGCCGCCCGCTTTCAGTCGGCTCTCGACGTAGCCAAGATATTCGCAGAGGCTCAGGCGCCTACCGGACAGATGGCCTCGTTTGGTCGCCTGGCCACGGGCGAGGGCGATAAGCAACTCAATGCGCTGCAAACGGTTGGGCCGTTCTTCGGCACCAACGTCTCTCAAGGTGCGCCAGGGGGCGAGCACAAAGCGGTGCTCTATAAAGCGCAGGAGGCCGAGAAGTTCAGAATTGATCAGGCCATGCCCGACATCAAGAAGGCCGTGCAGGATGGTGACAACATCAAGGCCCGAGAGATCATGACTGGCCTCGGCATGTCGAACCGATACCAAAACTCGATCATCCATTACCAGAGCAACCCCGGCCGTGTGTCGAGCAGCGCTGAACGTGATCTGATGCGCTACGGCACACCAGAAGAGAAAGAGCGCTTCCAGGCGTTCAAGGCAGGGCGCTAATGAGCCCGCCCGGCATCAAACTCCAGGGCATCCGCGCGCCCATTCCCCCAGGCTATATTCTCGGCCGGACTTCTCCAGGCACGGGTGTCGTCGAACTTATCAAAATCGCTGACCTCGGCAAAGCCCTGGTGGTAGCTGGACAAGGTTCAACCCTTGGCGTAGCGGGCAGAGCTGCGATCCCAGTGGTGCCGTCGAAGTCCTACGTCGAATATCTTGGCTTCCAGGCGCCGGGTCCGTTCACCGCCACCCAACAGTTTACGCTGGCAATGGCGCCGCGAGCTGTACAGTTCCCCAGCATCTCCACTGTTGATCTGAGCAGCGCGACTTGCACCAGTGCGCCTGCGGCCGATACCAGTCTGGTATTGACCGACAACCTTGCCAACTACCTGTCCCACGGCACCAACATCGTGTGTACCGTCAGCTTCGCTGCCAGGGCCAAGGTTGGAACTCTGGCGTGGGGAACACCACCACTGGAGCCGATTGGCACCATTCTCTACATCGTCATGATCACCTCTGATGCGTCCTTTGCCGGCGTCCAGTGCCTGTTCGCAGGAGACGCACAATGACGTGGGCAGTCACAGATCAGGGCACAGTCACAGGAACATCTGGCGCAACACTTGTCTGCACCATCCCAACTACTATCGCGGTTGGCTCCTTGGTTGTCGTTGCTGCTGCTGTTCAAGGCTCAGCGACGATAGCAGATAGCCAAAGCAACACATATACTTTGATCACTGATGTTTTTACAGGCGGTGGCACAAATTTTGAGGCCCTGTATTATTCAGTCCTTACGACAGCTTTGGTGGGTGGCACCGACACGATTACCCTGACAAAAACCCCATCTGGTGCAGCAGCCGCTCTGTCAGTATTGTCAGCTACAGGCAACAGTTCTACCCCTCTCGATACCTCCGTAACGGCAACAACTTCTGGGTCGTCGTCGTCTGGAATGGGAACCCTCACCTCTGGGACCCCGTCCGTCGCTGGTGAATTGTTTGTCGCATTTGCTGGCGCAACGGACGTGTTCAACTCGTTGGCTTCGGATACAACTCACAGTTGGACTACGCCTCCCTTTGCCCTGCAAACAACCGTCGCCCCCCACAGTGTAGGGGCCTATCAAGTTAACGCGGGGACTGGAACACAAATCTATGCACCCACCGCGATGGATGCTGGCCAGTGGGGTATAATTATTGCTGGCTTCAAACCTGGTACAACTAATGCCACCGGCACCGTGGCTATGGCATTCGCCAAGCCGAAGATTGCTGCCACCGCGCAAGAAGGAGATGCTCACGGCACTGTGAGTATGACCTTCGCCAAGCCGAAGATTGCTGCCACCGCGCAAGAAGGAGATGCTCACGGCACCGTGGCTATGGCATTCGCCAAGCCAGCGATTGCTGCCACCGCGCAAGAAGGAGATGCTCACGGCACCGTGGCTATGGCATTCGCCAAGCCAGCGATTGCTGCCACCGCGCAAGAAGGAGATGCTCACGGCACTGTGAGTATGGCCTTCGCCAAGCCAGCGATTGCTGCCACCGCGCAAGAAGGAGATGCTCACGGCACCGTCACGATGACGTTTGCCAAGCCTCACATCACAGCCGCTGGCTACAATCCAATCCACGGCACAGTGACGATGACGTTTGCCAAGCCAGTCCTCACTGTGCATGGCACCGAGGGGGCGATCCTAGCCACCGTTCACATGGCCTTCGCTGGCCCCGTGATAACAGCCTCCTCGACCGAAGGAGATGCTCACGGCACTGTGAGTATGGCCTTCGCCAAGCCTCACATCACAGCGGCCGGCTACAATCCAATCCACGGCACAGTGACGATGACGTTCGCCAAACCTGCAATCACAATTGCTGGTATTGAAGGGGATGTCACCGGCGCAGTGACGATGGCGTTTGCTAAGCCAGTCCTCACTGTGCATGGCACCGAGGGGGCGATCCTAGCCACCGTTCACATGGCCTTCGCTGGCCCCGTGATAACAGCCTCCTCGACCGAAGGAGATGCTCACGGCACCGTCACGATGACGTTTGCCAAGCCTCACATCACAGCCGCTGGCTACAATCCAATCCACGGCACAGTGACGATGACGTTCGCTAAGCCGTTGCTGGCCGTCATCAATACTCTCAATGTAACCGGAACTGTGACGCTGACATTCGCCAAAGCCAAGATCGACGCGGGCAACCTCACACACGGGACTGTAACCCTGACTTTCACCCATCCGAAATTCGCCAGCCTTGGTAGTCAATTGGCTGCCTCTGGCAATCCAAGCTACTACTCATGGTGGTTCCTTGGTCCTTGACGCCCGACCCCTTAACCCCTATAGTGCTCAACCCAACGGGAGATTGATATGGCTAATTCACCAATGTGTTCGATGGCCGCTGCAGAAGCCGCCCTGACATCCCTCTGTGCCGAACTGAACGCCAATGGCGGACACGATGGCGTCCTCAAAGTGTTCTCCGGGGCACTGCCGGCAACCTGCGAAACGGCGGACCCATCAGGCGCGTTATCAGTAGGCTGCACTTTCGCCTCGACCGCCTTCACGATCACCGATGGTGGTTCGAACGGCTTGGCGACAGGAACGGCCGGCACAATCGCCGCCGATACCAACATCTCCTCGGGCGGCACCGCGCTCTGCTTCCGCGCCTACAACTACAATGGCACGACCTATGTCTGCCATTTGCAGGGCACGGTTGGCACCTCCGGCTGCGACATGAACCTGAACACCACAACCCTCGTCACGGCCGCGACGTTCACCATCACTTCATTCGTTGTCACCCTGGCCGATGGTTCGGGCGCCGACTAATAACTGGAGGCTACCAATGGGAATTGGAATAGCTAAACCGAAACTGAGCATCAGCGGGATCGTCAAGAACCCGCCGATGCCACTCTTCGCATCCCCGGCGAGCATCGTTGCCCGCCGCTCACTGACCATCACTGCACATCCTGACGGGCAGCACTTCGTGTTCACCATCCAAACAGGAGGCGGTATCGAAATCGCCACCTGTCAGGTTTCTCGCGCTGGAGCGAAACAACTTGTCATCGACCTCACCCATGCGCTGGGTGGGGTTATCAAGTCGCTCTAACCAGGTAAGCCCGGCCCATGTTTGACAAATCTCCCTTACATTGGGCCGGGGACGCCCTCTCCGTCAGTACCATGATTGCGTGGCTCGCAGGAGCCCTGCCGGCGATCGCCACGCTGGCCTCACTGGTCTATTTCATACTGCAGATTTATCATGACCAATCGGTGCAGGATTGGATACAGAATTGGCTGAACCGGCGCCGCGAGAAGCGCCTGGCCAAACTGATCGCCAGGCAGGCCGTCGCCCAAGCGGAGATCGCCGCGCTCGAACTCGCCCGGCATCAAGCCGCTCATGCTGTTGCTGTGGTTGAGACTGCGAAAGTGACGGCCGCTACCTTGGTGGCAACGACCGTCATTCCCCCTTTATAGTGGCTTCTTCCAGCTCAAGCTGGAGAATAGCAAGCGCTCTCCAGGCGACCTCAGTCGAATGCCGCGACTGCCCATCCATCTTTCCCCGATCCACCAGATGCCGAAGGAGGCAGTCCGCATGGTCCGCACTCTTGTCCCTCGCCCAATGAAGTGGCTCACCCGGATTATGCTTCTGATTGCCTTGGTAGGACAACTCGGCCACTGCAATCAGGGCAAGCGGGAAGTAATCAAGGAGCCCAGTACAAAGAGGCACCTTCTTCCTGGTGGCACTGTCAGTCGGTAGATACTGGCCATGAACTTCGGGATTGGTGGTCGGAAAATCAGTCCACTCACTTTTCAACATATTCTGCTCCTAAAACAACTACGGTGAGCCCCAGCGCTTCCGCGAGGGCGATCTCGGCCTTGGCGCCCTTGCTGTTCTCCCAGCCAGGGAGCAAGGCAACGGCATCTGCGTGCCGGCATATCCAGGAAGTGTCGTCCCGCAGGGCCCTGCGAATATCAAAGGAGGCCCCTTGGTTATCAGTCTCCCGGTCATTGTCAGCCGGCGAGAAGACAGTGTAGCCCTCCTCCCGCAACTTCTCAGCCGCAAAGTCGAAGGCCGGGAAGTTGTAATCAGGGACATTTCTCATTGGTCCAGCCAGATACCAGTTCTTCATTTGAGCACCTTTCGCATGGCATGTGCGGCATCCTTGTCCCACGTCAACCACTCGCGTGTGGCATAGGGATGCTTCTCGTCCAGATACACCGGCCAAGAGGCAGTGAAACCATATTTCTCGTTGAGGAACCAGAGAGCCTGGCACGGCCGACTGGCGGGCACGCGCAGACCAACGTGGGCGTATTCATTGTAGCCGATCAGGCTGCCATTGCCAACGGCCGGAACGAGGTCGCCGCGAGGCATGTACGCATGATAATGGCCTAAGATAACCGTGTCCACCCGGTACCCCGACGCCGCCTCAGCGCGGAGAAGCTTAAAGACACCTCGCGCAATAGGCCCAATCGCGCCGATAATTCCGTCGCCCCCGTGGCTTGCCAGAGCATCGCCGTGCGTGCAGAGGAAATTATGCCCATAGACAGTGAAACGGGCATCCACTTCGTTTGGAATGAAGAAGACAACACGGGGGTCAGAACGGAAATAACTCTCAAGTTGGCAGTAGAGGTTCCATTCATAGGACGTGTAGACGCGGTCTTTGGCGCGCGGCTTGAGGGTCGTCCTGCCATGATTTCCCACTACGCAAGGAACAAAGACCTTGCCAAATTTATCCGCCATTGTTTTCAGGGCGGTTATCAGTTGCTCTTGAACATCCAGCAACGCAACTTGGACTGGACCATCGTTAGTTTCCCGGAGGTCCTCATGGATCGCCCCCGTAATCATATCCCCACCCAGGCATATGATGATGCCTGGATAGTTTGGCTTTACCATATGGTGGAGGGTCAAGTCAATAGTGCTGTCAACTAGTCGATGGATACGCTCCCTAGCAATCTTTCGATTGAACACATTCTTGCCCCCAACCTGGGACTTGTCCACCTTCTCCCCCATGTGCCAATCGCTCCAATTGGTCATGGGCACCCCTACTGTATGCTGCCCTATGTGCTTTGGATTAAGCCATTTCGGAGGATCAGGGGTCATCGCCTTGAGATCATAGATTTCCGTCCTGATCTTCTCAGCGGCATCATTGTCTTTACGGAGCAACTTGATCTCTCGCAAGGCATTGGCTAGTTTGGTATGCTCCTTGCGGTTTTCCTCCATTGCATCAGCGAGGTAGTCCTTATCGGTTTTCTTTTGCATGTGCATATGCCTCTCTAGCTTTGAAGTTAATCCACTCACGATTAGCAGCGCCATAACGCCTACTGCTTTGCCGATGACTTTCTCTACCTTTCGAGGAAGTAGCAGCCCTATGTTGACTTGCCATTCCTTTCGGCGTAGCCCGATAACGGCGCATAGTGGCTATGCCCTTCAAAGAACTATTATAGCGTCGAAGACAAGCTGCCCGTTTTACTGATGCTTGATAGCGCCGCTGGCTCGCAATTCCTTTTGGGGACGTATGCGCCCGCCGCTGGGTCGCAATTCCTTTCGGAGACCCCTGATACCGCCGATGAATAAGCAAACCTGCTGGGGAAGCATAAAAACGAAGACACTGCTCTCGGTTCGCCCAATACCATTTTTTCGCCCTAGCATTTCGATGCAACCGTTCTGCCTCTGTCATGTCCTTAACCAGCTTATACGACATCACGCTCTCTCCGCATTCTGCTCTGCATACTTCAGCAACCAAAACGCATCCGCTTCGTGTTCATTCGAACCCTGATACCCGAGCCGCTGCGCCGCCCTGACCATCATGTCTTTCGAGGCCCGGCCGTCTCGCGTGGCGAACTTCTTGATCGTCGCCACAGCAACATCAATTACTGGCAGCCCTGCCAATGAAGCAGCAGCCTCGATCACACCGGCACTGCCCCAGCCACAGCGCGTGGCATCTCGCCCCCTGGCGAATGGTGTCTCGTAGACTACCAGATCGAGCCCACCACTCAACATATCAGGGAGCCAATCCAGGAGCTGCCCCTGCCGATGGGCGCGCGGGCCGGTGAAGAGTTTAGAGCCAACACCATAGGGGCTATTGCAGGCCCAGCCGATCGTTGCTCCGAGATCGAATGCGATGATGTTCATGGGTGCTCGTTCTCCCACTTCTTCAGGGCTCGGAACATTACCTCGGAATGCATCAGCATCGTGAAAGCCTCAAGAGGCTCCCCATGGAGAAACAGTCGATTAGAAACAAGTTCGTTGCCATTCTCCAGAGTGGCAACCAGCCCCGCATGGAACAGCGACTTGTCAAAAGACCAACGCCGAAATTTGAGAGTGACTTTTTCAATGTTCATCATTTTCTGTAACGTGATCCTTCCCAGGTGTCAACACCAATCGGGACTTTAATTTCTCGGGCCCACGGCTGCACGTCAAGCATGATTTGTTTGAGCATCTTCTCGTCCGCGGCGCCGGCACGCGGCTCGATCAGGATTTCGTCATGGACTTCGAGGACCACCGGCAGCCCCTCCTTCTCGCACAGGAGTTGCGCGTGGGTCATGATGTCCCGTTCCATCCCCATGATGACGTTCTCGGTGAGCTGGCCGCCGAAGGCCTTGATGGTCACCCATTGGCCAGCCTTCATGGCCTGGTAGGTCCAGCCCGGCCGGATGTCGTCGGCATCCCAGGGCATCGGGAACATGCCCTTCCGGGGGTTCCTGTACCACATCTTCCGGCCAGAGGGCAGCCTGGCGGACAGCCAGCCGTCCTCCAGCTTGTAGATCACCCCATAGGCCTCTTGGGGCACCCCATCCCACACAGCCTTCCTGGCGGCGTTCTGGAGGGCATACCAGACTTCAGGCACCTTGGGCGCCCATTCCGTACGGTAGGTCTGTACCACTCCGGTACAGAACTCCAGGGTCTGCTCTTGGGCATATTTGAATTGGAACTTTGGGGCCCCCATCTGGAAGCCGAGGCCGAGAACGCTGTTCTTGCCTATGCCCCTTTCCCAGGGGTCTTTCTTCTTGTCGATCGGCCGCTTGAATATCTGCGCCGCCATATCACAATAGACATCGGCGCCAGAGGCCATGAGCGCCGTCTTATCGTGCTGCCCAGCCAGAGCCAGAACGAGACGAGCCTGGATACCGCTGTAGTCTCCAGAGATGAAAGTATTCTCTTGCTCCGGTACGAGGGCGTGTCGTAGGCCTCCCACGACCGTTTCAATGGCTGGCCCGACCGTCTCTTCGACCAGCCGGTTGTTTCCTGACATGATCGCCGCGACGATCCGATCGACCGGGATAATCTCGTCATTTTCTTTTAGGGTCGGGCGGGGGAAGTTGTGGGGCTGGAGTAGGCGCCCAGCGGATCGGCC